GGCTGCGCCGCCGACAGGAACCAGGCAAAGATTGTATTTGACGTAGCCGTGGATATGGTGCGTTTCTGCCCTGCACTCTCCAAGCGCGTGAAGATACTCGGTTCACAGAAACGGCTCGAATATCTGCCGACACACTCCTTTTATCAGGTGCTTTCGGCGGACGTGGCGAACAAGCACGGCTTCAATACCCACGGTGTTATCTTCGATGAGCTGCACACACAGCCGAACAGAAAGCTGTTTGACGTCATGACGAAGGGCTCCGGCGACGCAAGAATGCAGCCGCTGTTCTTCCTCATCACGACAGCGGGCAACGATACCCACTCCATCTGCTACGAGCAACACGAAAAGGCTATGGATATCATGAGCGGCAGGAAAATCGACTCCACCTTCTATCCCGTGATTTACGGCGCGGACGAATCGGAGGACTGGACTGATCCAAGGGTGTGGAAGAAAGCGAATCCGTCCCTTGGCATCACGGTCGGCATCGACAAGGTAAAAGCCGCCTGTGACTCCGCAAAGCAGAATCCCGGCGAGGAGAACGCATTCAGGCAGTTAAGGCTCAATCAATGGGTAAAGCAGTCGGTCAGATGGATGCCGATGGACAAGTGGGACGCCTGTGCGTTTACTGTTTCCGAGGACGATCTGGAAGGACGCATCTGTTACGGCGGACTTGACCTGTCCTCCACCACGGACATCACGGCATTCGTGCTGGTATTCCCGCCGCTTGACGAGGACGACAAATACTGCGTCCTGCCATATTTCTGGGTGCCGGAGGAGACGCTCGACCTTCGCGTCAAGCGCGACCATGTTCCCTACGATGTGTGGGAGCGTCAAGGATATCTCGAAACCACGGAGGGCAACGTCATCCACTACGGATACATCGAGAAATTCATCGAACGGCTCGGCGACCGCTTCAACATCCGTGAGATCGCCTTCGACCGCTGGGGAGCCGTGCAGATGGTGCAGAACCTTGAGGGCATGGGCTTCACGGTCGTTCCCTTCGGACAGGGCTTCAAGGATATGAGCCCGCCTACCAAGGAACTGATGAAGCTGACGCTTGAAAAGAAACTGGCACACGGCGGCCATCCCGTCCTGCGGTGGATGATGGATAACATCTTCATCCGGCAGGACCCGGCGGGCAACATCAAGGCGGACAAGGAAAAGTCCACGGAGAAGATTGACGGCGCGATTGCAACGATCATGGCTCTTGACCGCGCCATACGGTGCGGCAACGACAACACGGCCTCGGTCTATGACAGCCGAGGGATTCTTTTCATATGAGAGGAGAAACGACTATGGGTATTTTCAACAGATGGTTCAGAGGACGGGACGCTCCCAGGGACTCCACGGCGGGCAGTTCGTACCGCTTCTTCTTCGGCGGCACGACCTCCGGCAAGACCGTGACGGAACGCTCCGCCATGCAGATGACGGCGGTGTATTCCTGCGTGAGGATACTTGCCGAGGCGATAGCGGGACTGCCGCTCCACCTCTACCGATACGGCGAGGACGGCAGCAAGGAAAAAGCAATCGACCATCCGCTCTACGCGCTGCTCCACGATGAGCCGAACCCGGAAATGACGTCATTCGTGTTCCGGGAAACGCTCATGACGCACCTGCTTTTGTGGGGTAACGCCTACGCGCAGATCATCCGCAACGGCAAGGGCGAGGTCGTGGCTCTCTATCCGCTGATGCCGAACCGCATGACAGTGGACAGGGATGAACGCGGGCAGCTCTATTACGAATACTGGACATCACAGGACGACGCCCACACCATGAAAGGCTCCGTGGTCAGGCTCTCGCCGAGGGACGTGCTCCATGTGCCGGGACTGGGCTTTGACGGGCTGGTCGGGTATTCGCCTATCGCTATGGCAAAGAACGCTATCGGGCTTGCCATCGCCACCGAGGAATACGGCTCCAAGTTCTTCGCCAACGGCGCGACGCCTGGCGGCGTGCTGGAGCATCCGAACGTGGTAAAGGACCCGGAGCGTGTGAGAACAAGCTGGAACGCGGCGTTCGGGGGCTCGGCAAACGCCAACAAGGTGGCAGTCCTGGAGGAAGGCATGAAATACACGCCCATCTCCATCTCGCCAGAACAGGCGCAGTTTTTGGAAACACGCAAATTCCAGATAGACGAGATTGCCCGCATCTTCCGAGTGCCGCCGCACATGATCGGTGACCTTGAGAAGTCCAGCTTCTCCAATATCGAGCAGCAGAGCCTTGAGTTCGTGAAGTACACGCTCGATCCCTGGGTATACCGATGGGAGCAGTCGATGCAGAGGGCGCTCTTAAAGCCCGATGAGAAGTCGGCGTATTTCCTGAAATTCAATGTGGACGGTCTGCTCCGGGGCGACTACCAGAGTCGCATGAACGGCTACGCTGTGGGGCGACAGAACGGCTGGATGAGCGCGAACGACATCAGGGAGCTTGAGAACCTCGACCGCATCTCTGCGGAGGACGGCGGCGACCTGTATCTCGTGAACGGCAACATGGTACCGCTCGTGTCCGCAGGCGCGGCGTATGCGGCGACCGCACAGGAAACGGAGGAATCTTCAAGTGAAGAAACAGAAAACCAAGCACAACAGCGGCTTCAGGAAAGGAGGCAGAAACACGCATGAACAGAAAGTTTTGGAACTGGGTGCGAAACGAGGATCCGGATACGTTCGGCAGCGACCGAACGCTCTACCTCGACGGGGAAATATCCGATGAGACATGGTTCGGCGACGAGGTCACTCCCGCGCTCTTTAAGAGCGAACTGGAATCCGGGGACGGCAACATCACGCTCTGGATCAACTCGCCCGGCGGGGACGTGTTCGCGGCGGCGCAAATCTACAATATGCTGATGGACTATCCGCATGACGTGACCGTCAAGATCGACGCGCTTGCGGCGTCGGCGGCATCTGTTATCGCTATGGCGGGTACGAAGGTGCTGATGAGTCCCGTGGCGATGCTCATGGTGCATAATCCCGCCACCATCGCCATCGGCGACAGCGAGGAGATGCAGAAAGCCATCGATATGCTGCGCGAGGTCAAGGAGTCCATCATGAACGCTTACGAGATCAAGTCCGGGCTTTCCCGCCACAAGATTTCGCAGCTCATGGACGCGGAGACCTGGATGAACGCAAAGGAAGCGGTCAAGCTCGGCTTTGCCGATGAGATTCTCTTTTCCGGCACTCAGGATAAAGCGCCTGACGACGACGGAACCGGGATGCTCTTTTCACGCAAAGCGGTGACGGATTCGCTGCTTTCAAAGCTGATCCCGAAACGCCCGGAGAAACCCAAGAACACAGTCAAAGCAAGCGACCTTGAGAAGCGGCTCTCGCTTCTCTCACACTAATTTTATGGAGGTATTTATCATGACCAAGATTATGGAACTTATGGAAAAGCGCGCAAAGGCGTGGGAGGCGGCCAAGAACTTCCTCGACAGCCATTCTGACAACGGCGGCAACGTGTCCGCAGAGGACGCCGCAACCTACGACCGCATGGAAAAAGAGGTCACCGACCTCACGCACGACATCGAGAGGCTCCAGCGCCAGGAGGAGATCGAGAAGATGATGAACGCTCCGACTTCCTCTCCGCTGACCGCCAAGCCCGGTGTGACCGAGGACAAGAGTGAGCCGACCGGCAGAGCGTCCGCCGCCTACAAGAAGGCGTTCTGGGACAACATCCGTCATCCCGGCAATCCCGCCGTCCGCAATGTGCTGGAGGAAGGCAGCGACGCCAACGGCGGCTATCTCGTTCCGATCGAATTCGAGCATACCCTTGTGCAGGCGCTCAATGAGAACAACATCATGCGTACCATCGGCTGCAAGATCATCACCACGCAGAACGAGCGCAAGATTCCCGTGGCGAACGGACACACGCAGGCGGCATGGACGGCGGAGAACGGCGCCTACACCGAAAGCAATCCCACCTTCGGGCAGACCAGCATTGACGCTTTCAAGCTGACCGACCTCATCAAGGTATCCGATGAGCTGCTTTCCGACAGCTTCTTCGATATCGAGGGCTACATCTCCGAGGAGTTCGGACGCGCCTTCGGTGAAGCCGAGGAAGATGCTTTCATCAACGGCGCTATCCAGACCGGGCAGACGGCTATCGACAGACCGACCGGTCTCATGATCGCCGCAGCCGCCGGCGGTGCTCCGTCCGGCGTGACCACTGCCGCGAACAACAAGATCGACGCTGATGAGCTTATCAGCCTTGTGTATTCTCTCAAGGCTCCGTATCGCAGCAAGGCAAAGTTCCTCATGAATGACGCCACCGTCGCGTATATCAGGAAGCTCAAGGACGGCAACGGTGTGTATATGTGGCAGCCTGCCCTTACCGCCGGTGAGCCTGACAGACTGCTCGGCTATCCGCTCTACACCTCTCCGAAGGTGCCTGTGATGGCGGCAAGCGCGAGGGCTATCGCATTCGGCGATTTCTCCTGCTACTGGATCGCGGACAGAGCCGGACGCACCATGAAGCGCCTGAACGAGCTTTACGCTACCAACGGACAGGTCGGCTTTACCTGCACGGAGCGCGTGGACGGCAAGCTCATCCTTACCGAAGGCATCAAGATTCTTGATATGCACGCCTGATAAGGAGGGACGACCATGAGCTATAACGCAAAGAACTATACCGAACAGGGCGGCGATGTGACGCACATCGGCGGCAAGCTGATTATTGAGGAGGGAGCCTCTGTTGAGGGGCTCCTTTCCACTCCTGCGGAGAACCAGACGGACAGCGTGGCAACGTCCATAGCTGATCTGAAATCGGACTTCAACAGCCTGCTTGCAAAGCTGAAAACCGCAGGGCTTATGGCTGCGGACGAATCGTAACCAGATAACCATGCCGCTCGTGGGTGTACTCCTGCGGGCGGCGTTTATGAAGGGAGTGAGACTATGGCGATCATAACGCTTGACGAGGCAAAGACCTATCTGCGTGTGGACTATGCCGATGAGGATGAACTTATCACGAATTTCATATCAACTGCGGAAAAGCTGGTGCAGGATATGGCACGGCTCTCTGACGATGACTGGAGCGCCGCAGATGAAGATACTCTTGCTCGTGTGCGGATAGCCGTCCTCTATACGGTGGCGTATCTCTATGAGCATCGTGAGGAGGCAGACCACAGTGCGCTGAACCTGACGCTCCGCTCCCTTCTTTTCGGCATACGGGAGGAGGGATTCTGATGAACATAGCGGCAATGCGCGTGAGGGTGACTTTCCAGAAGAACACCATCGTTTCGGACAAGTACGGCAACCACAAGCAGACATGGGCGGATTACTTTTCCTGCTATGCGACCGCAGGCTCGAATAACGGCGTCAGCGGCACGGGAACAGGCTCGGAGTCCACAGGCGTGGTCATCCGCTCCGAGGAATCCATCGCTTTCACCTGCCGATGGTGTGCGGCTCTGGCGTCGGTCACTTCCACGGGCTACCGCATCCTCTGCGAGGGCAAGACCTACAACATCATCTATGTGAACCTGATGGGTTTCAAGCACAACAGCATCAAATTCTCCTGCGAACTGGAGGGGACATCATGAGCCGCCGTGTGTCCGTGGACGGCATGGCGGATGCCATTATGGAGGAGCTGACGAAGTATTCCGACCTTGCCGCCGATGAACTGAAATCCGCCGTCAAATCCACGGCGCAGTCGGTCAGGAAGGACATCCATGCGACCGCGCCGTCACGCACGGGGAAGTACAAGAAATCGTGGTCGGTCAAAACCATGAAGGAAACGTCCGAGTCCATCGACCTCGTGGTGCATTCAAGGAACCGATACCAGCTTGCCCACCTCCTGGAACACGGTCACGCCAAGCGCGGCGGTGGAAGGACACAGGCAAGGCCGCATATCGCTCCTGCGGAACAGGCAGGCAATGAGAAACTTGTAAAAACCATCGAGCAGAAACTGAAAGGATGAGCCTATGACACATGAAGAAATCGTAACCATGCTGGAAGAGGCGGGACTGCCGCTTGCCTACGACCATTTTGCCGAGGGCGAGTCGCCGGAGCCGCCTTTTCTCATCTTCCTCTTTCCGGGGACTGACAATATGTTCGCCGACAACAGGGTGTGGCAGAAAATCAATCAGCTGAACATCGAACTGTACACGGACGAAAAGTCGCCGGAAACGGAAGAAACCATCGAGGACATCCTGGACTCCTACGACATCCCGTATGAGAAGTCGGAATACTGGATCGAATCGGAAAAGATGTACGAAGTGCTTTATCAAACAGAAATCATTTATGGAGGTAACTGATTATGCCTAACACAAACAACAAGGTCAAGTTCGGTCTGAAGAACTGCCACTACGCGCTCGTCACGCTTGCCGCTGACGGGACCGCCACATTCGGAACGCCCGTTGCTATGCCGGGTGCTGTATCCCTCTCGCTTGACGCGGAGGGCGAGAACGAGCCGTTTTACGCCGATGATTCCGTGTACTACATGGTGTCCGACAACAACGGCTACTCCGGCGATCTGGAGCTTGCGCTCATCCCGGAGAGTTTCCTTACGGACATCCTGCACGAGACTGAGGATTCCAACGGCGTCCTTTACGAGAACAAGGACGTGGAGCCGGAGCATTTTGCCCTGCTCTTTGAGTTTACGGGCGACAAGAGGAAGATCCGCCACTGTATGTATTACTGCTCGGCGAGCCGTCCTTCCGTGTCCGGCAATACCCGCGAGGATTCCACCGAGGTACAGACGGAAACGCTCTCGCTTACCGTTTCCCCTCTTCCG